TCTGACGCATTATTTACAAACCCCATATTTGAGACTAGTGTAATAAGTATTTTACTGTTTAAAAATTTAGGTGTTATTGCTAATTCTAATACTCCATGAGGAGTTCCAGCACCTATCTGTGCGCTAGTTGTACTGTTTGTAGATACCTGAGTTTGAGCTTTATCTGATTTATAGACAAGCGTTTGTGTTTGTACAATAGAGCCAGCACCTAAATTAATGCCACCGCCAGTAGTCTTTGGATGGAGTTCATCCACATATAACTTACTCATATTACACCACCGTAAATGTGCCGTTGATAGTCAACGTAGCTGCAAGTGTAAATGGTCCTGCTACAAGAGCGTTCTCACCACTGGCAATCGTTGTATTATCTGTAAGGCTGTTAGGGTTAACACGAATATTAGCTACACCACCACGACTAATAGTGCTACTAAGCTTTGCTGTAGTAACTGAGTTATCTGTTGGTACTGTACTATTACCTACCTCTCCTAGTGCAAGAATATAATCAATGCTGTCTGAAGAAGAAAGGTTAGAAGCGAACACAATGTTACTACCACTGACACTATAAGCGTCATTAGGTGCTTGTGTTACACCGTTAAGTGACACAATCAAAGACTCTGCGTTAGCTGGCGTAAATGCAGCACTGTTGTAAGTGAGTGCATACGTAGCTGTAGCAGACGCTGTGAGTGCGCCTAGTTTTTTAAAGTCCCCTGCGAGGGGTTGTTTGCCTATATATGGCATTAGTCAGCCTCCTCTATTGTTAGTGTGCCAGCAGCTACTTGGCGCAGGATTTCTGCGTAATCTGTGTTGTCAAGGTCAATAGGAATAAATGCTGTCATTCCATTAATAGTTGCTTTTATGCAATGATTTTCTTGACCTGTTAAAGGGTCATTTTGATATTGTGGTGATTCTATATTCATTTTTATAACTCCGCATTTACATAAGCATAATCAGTATTGTTACCATCTATATATGCTCCAGAAATTGGCTGAGTAGAAGTTGATATACTGTAAGTTAAAATTTGATTTTTTTCACCAGAGCTTGTTCCCCAATTATCGGCATTTTGATAAGTTATAGCACTGTACGCCACAGTTGGAACTGCCCTCATTTCAACAGGAAAAGATTGAACAGCACTACAATAAGAATTATTAGTATATGCAGGATTAAAATGCCTAAAAACTGCACCTCCACTTGGCCCGTATTGAAAATAATACCGTTGACATTTAGCTAATGTAGTTGCTATATCTTCATTATTAAACGGCGTGGCTACTTCTCCAACCTCAAGTTGTACTCCAGTAAGTTGCCATGTAGAACCATTAGTTGCCGCCAAATTTACTTGGTCAGATTTAGCCATAAAAAATCCAGCTTGATACGCGTCAAGGGTGTTTGATTGATAAGTTGAACCAGTCCCTAGTGACCACATTAAATGGATGCCAACACCATTTGTAGTTAACCAAGTGCCAGTTTGGTCTCCAATTATCGTAATAGTTTTCTTTTCCCAAGTATTAGCAGAGCTTATCGTATACCCTTTGAGTAAAGTACGGTCTGCTGCGTTATTAAATACAGAAATATAATACTGACCAGCTAGGCTAGATTTTACATGAAATGTTAATGTAAGAGTTTTGGCATTAGAAGTTCCCCAATTTAAATGACTTATGTCCTTTCCCTCAATGGGCTGTATTACTCTATGAAATTCAGTAGAGCCTAAAGATGCGTCAGCAGTCGTTATCGTTAGTTTGCTAGAATGTGTAAATCCAACTGGTGCATCAGCAACTTTTTGACCAGTTATCGCTGCTCCACTGGTTTCATTGACTCTAAAACGATCTGCAACGAAACCTGTTACAGCATTTCCATTTGATACTGTAAAAGAAGACCCGTCATGGCGTTGGTCAACAGCCATCGCACCGTTGATTATAAGGTTTCTATTTCCAAGATTACCATCATTAACTATTTTATCAGTAGTAACAGCATTGTTATCTATACTAGCTGTTTTAATTGTGCTAAGTGCCATTATAGCCTCCTATTAGTAAGGGCTTGCACCAAGTAACGATGTATCCCAAGCTGCCTTTAGCTTTGTAATTGTGTCTGCACTATCAATAGCTGAAGCAGCTGGTGCATCACGAAGTGCGTTTTTAGCTGTAGCAATAGCTGTTGTACTTGCGCTAGTTTCAAGCGCCTTCATAAGTTCTACGTCTTTAGCCTCTAGTAGTGGCTTACGTACTTCTCTTACTTTATCTTTAAATATAGCTTTTGCGCTAGCTATATCTTCCGAGATTACAGTTCCGTCAAGAACCCAAGCACCACGGAAGTTACGGTCTGTAGGTACAGTAACAGAACTCGCAAGAGGAGTCTGATCACCTACTTTAATATATGTATCTACCATTTATTTCTCCTATGCAGCGATTAGATCTTGATCGATCTTCCATGCGTTTCGCCATTCTCTAGTTTGAGGTAATTGTTCTTTTTTACAGATAACCAGCTTAAGACGGTTACCTTCGTTATATGTTTTCCACACCGCTTGTGGGCAGTCTTTCTTTATAAGATACTCAATAGCTTCTTCTTCAGTCATAGCGTCAATAGGCTGTGTTTCATGTAGTAGATAGCCACGAGTATGCTTAGTAAAGTCAGGTTGTGATTCGTCTTTTGCTAACTCGTGGTATACTTCTACTGGTGGTAATATGCCGCCCTGTAGCGCACACGCCATCCAGTTAGGGTCAGGTACAAGTATCTTAGCGCACTCATCTACACTGTCCTCATACACTACACGGTAGTCTGACTGCACACCGTCTAGGTTTTCCTTTGCCCAACATAGTCTGTCAAAAAGGTGTGTGCCTTGAAACTGTGGTGTGTCCATTATGCTAGGTCTCCTAAACATTCGTAAGAAACATTATCTGTATCTACATCTGAGCCACTCGTGTTTCTACAACGAATAAATCCTTTGCTGCCACCAGCAGAACCTAAAGGCCCAGCCAGTACGCGGTCTATATCTGTAGACCCACTTTGACTACCAACAGCACAAAATTCAATACTGCTAAAAGAATTAGTAAAAGCAGGGTCACTTCTTCCCGCACCTGAATCAGTGATTGAACTTATATTAAGACTAGCATCAGCAGAATGGTCACTTTGGTCAAAATGAACCCAAGCCTTCGTACTACCATTTACAACGTACTGTGTATCAAGTGACCCAGCGGTGCTGTGTTCTAGGGTATCTGCTTTTATTTTTCCATTTGCCATTATGCTAGGTCTCCGTGAGAAATAATAAAACAACGACTTTCATCAATACCGTTATTTTGTGAATTATAAACTCCTATTTCAATTTGTGTTGCAGTTCCGGTTGACCTATTAAAAGAGTGAAAGTTTCCTGAACAAGTTGTGTGTGCGCCAACAATACCTGTATATGGATTATTCATATTTATTTGGTAAATCCCAGTTCCCGCATCTACAAAACTTGCCTGATTAAAACTATCTGTAGTTGATGCGGTAGAACCATTAAATCGTGACCAAACCTTCGCCAACCCCTGCTGCAAGTTAGTTTTTGTAGTACCACCTTCTCCAGGAATAGTAATATTACCAGAACTAGCCCCAACAATTTCATTATTTGCAATTGTAATAGTTGAAGCAGTACCTACGCCAGTAAGCTTATCTGTTTTTACCTCACTCATGCTAAGTCTCCCATGATAATCACATCATTCATACCAGAGTCTATTACAGCATTAGCAAAACTAACAGTACCGAATTGCGTTGTTGTTTTATCTCCAAGGCCACCAGCATAATCATTATTGAAGTTAGTTCTACCAGTGCCAGGCGCACCCATTTGAAAATATGAACCAGCATAATCATCATTTGCCATTGCAGATGTCATGGCTATCGGGTACGTTTTACCAGTAGATTCATCTGTTATACTGCTAATGTTAAAAGAATCACGAATTGCTGTCGTGGTTACACCTGTAAAATTAATCCAAGCCTTTGCCGCATTCTGTTTAGTTAATGTAACAGGACCACCAGCACTAGTTTGTATTGTGTTTGTATGTACTGCACTCATGTTACCACCAATGTCGCACCAGCACTAACGGTGATAACGACTCCTGAAGCTAGGGTTAATGGACCAGCACACATACCATTAGTGTTTGCGGCTACTGTTACTGAAGTATTTAGTTCTTTTTCATGTACCCTAATAATGTTACCAAGTTGTGTAGCGTCACCAAGATAAGACCCTGCAGCGCCTTGAGCAAGCATTGCTGCTGTTACTGATGCAGGTGAAGGAGTAGTTGTTTGAACTGCTTTACCCTGATACACCACATAAAAGTCATCTGTGCTTGCTACGTTACCTGTCATAGTAAGAGCAGTTCCAGCTACATTATACGCTACTGCTGGCTCTTGCCTTACGTTATTTACAAATATTTCTAGTTCGTTAGCGTTTGCTACAGGTGTAGTGAGTGTATAGTTAGCACCGCCATTACCTGTAATAGCTTGTTTAGCTAAAGAAGAAAAGTTTGAACTTGCTTGATTACCAATGTAACCCATAACCTATCCTCCTATGTACTAATAGCGTCAACAGCGGATACAACTACATCAAGTGAGCTTGCAGTATCTGAGATAAAGTTAAGTCGATCTCCTGATTGTACTACTACTTTAGCGCCACCGTCAAGAAGTTGAAGTGAACTTCCCGAAGGTATAGGTGCATCTTTTACAAGGTAGTAATTAGCGCCACCATTTGAAATGTAAACTGAAACTATAATTTGTTGTGCCACAATATTGGCAAGATTAATCCCTACAATTGTATCATAAGAATCAAAGTTAGCTCCATCTGGAATGTCAGTTGCTGAAGTTCCAATGGCTCGTTCTATATATCGTCTAAAGTTTTGTGCCATATCTGTCTCCTATAATGCGATTGACATTGCGATTGAAAACCCTGCTGTAGCAAAACCGCTTGTATCGGTTGCTGCAATTGCTACCCATGTGCCTACAGGTGCGCCAGTGCCGGAAGGTGCTACACTACAATACTTAACAGCACTAACTGTTGTGTTGTAATACAAGTCACCTACTGCTACTGTTTTTCCTGCTGCTTCATGTGCATTCTCGGCTGCTGCATCATCGGCATAACTACCATAATACTTTTCATCAAAGTTAGCTACTGAGCTAGCTGCTTGGTCTGCCCAATAAGCTGCTGAGTATTTAGCTGTTCCACCTGATCCTGTAACAGGAGTAGACATAACAAAGTTACCACCACCCAAAGCCCACTGTTTTGATGAACCAGATGTGTTACCTGTTTGTATACCTACTGCGTATTCTTTAGCTGAGTATTCAGTGTTATCAGCAGTTGTTGTTGTTTCGGTTGCCCAGTCTTTAGCGTTACCGCCACCTGAAGCGTGATCTACGCCTGTTCCACCTACAGCCCATGCTTTAGATGAGTAATCTGAAGTGCTTGGTACTACACCATCTACTTTTACTGCATAGTTTTCTGACTTAGTAGCCTGTGTTGTAGCAGTAGTAGCTGAAGTTGATGCATTACTAGCTTGTGTTGTGGCTGTTGTTGCACTTCCAGCTGCTGCTGTTGCACTTGTTGCCGAATTAGTAGCTTGCGTGGTAGCCGTAGTAGCTTGCGTTGTAGCTGTAGCTGCTGAAGTTGATGCATTACTTGCTTGAGTTGTAGCTGTAGTAGCCTGAGTTGTAGCTGTAGCGGCTTGCGTGGTAGCTGTTGTAGCAGAACTAGCTGCTGATGTAGCACTGTTTCCTGCTGCTGTAGCAGAGGTTGTTGCACTGTTAGCAGATCCAGTAGCTGAAGTTGCGCTAGATGCTGCTGAAGTCTGTGACGCTGCTGCAGCTGATTGTGAAGACGCTGCGTTTGTTGCAGAAGTACTTGCTTCGGCTGCTTTAGTTGTTGCTGTAGCGGCATCTGCTGCCACACTACTAGCTGAACCTGCAGCTGCTGTTGCACTTCCTGCCGCAGCTGTTGCGCTAGTTGCTGCATTAGTAGCCGAAGTACCTGCATTAGTTGCGCTTGTAGCTGCACCAGTAGCACTTGTAGCGGCGTTTGTTTCTGATACCTTTGCGGCTGCAGCGGCTGCTTCTGCAGATGCTACATCGGCTCCTATAATATCGGGGATACCGTCAATAAGGGTATCTGTAAATAATCCACCACTGGCGGCATTATCAGTAGCTCCTGTAAAGGAGCCAGGTCTTGCTGGTGTAGTCATTAGATTAACCCTCGTCCATTAAAGTTTACTTGTAAGTTACCGCCTGAAGCGTTACGTTTAGCATCCTCATCATTTGCTTCTGCAATTTCTGATAGGAATGCACCATTGTATTTTGATGCTTGAGCATCATCTTGTACATAAGCAAAGACTTCTGCTAATGCTCCAAATAAAAGAATCCTTTGGTTTTCATCACGTAACCAGTTAGGTGTTGAGATACCAATATAATAAGCATTTGTTACAGTCCCGCCACCAGAAGCTGCCTGTGCATCTGATTGAGTAGCGTAAGCTGTTGTTCCTGTATTACTATTAAAGTATAACTGTTTAGAATTAGTAACACCAGATCCTGCACCTGTTGTAGTAAGGAATCCAGCATTATAGTTAAGAACAGTTACAGCGTACACCGCATCTAAAGCAGGTAGTCTGCGATAATAATAAAGTTCTATTGTGTTTGCTTGATTGCTTGTTGAACCAGCACCAAACCCTGGGGTAAGATACACAACGTTTTGTTGTCTTGCCCAGTAGTTAAGGTTTGTATACTTTTCACTTAAAGCATCATTAAATGTTCGTATATCTAATTTTTCATTAAAGACACGTGTGGTTAATCCAGCAGAATCTACTTCTCTAATTTGAATAAATTCTATAAGATCGTAAGGTAATTGTATTTCTGTTATACTACCTTGTAAACTATTAGCTGCTTTAGTTCCAGCTTGTAATAGAGTTTTCTCATAAATAGCAACATTCTCTAGTGGTGGAACCCGTAAAGTTCTATACGCTTTATCTGCAGCATACTTAAGAGCATCTTGAATAATAGCATCACTTACTACTTCTTCATCCCTATTACACCATGTACGAACAAGTGCCACTAGCTGAGTATAAGTCAATGCCATAGTGGGCCTCCTGATTAAGTATTGACTACAAGATCTCTATATTCACTCAACAGAATAGATTTAAGCTTTTTAAGATTATTAGGATCACCCATAAAAGATGGGTCATGTAAATCTAAATGATGATCTTGCAATATTTTAATTGCAACAATATCAGGAATTGTAGCCATCTTACGATAACCACCTTTAGTTTTTCCAAAGTATTCTTGACGATCACGATCTTCTTTAGCTTGTTCTTTATATTGTGTTATATTTTGAGTTGCTTGCCAATCACCTGATTCTAGATCAAAGCCAGCATGAATATCTTTATCTGCTTCTACAGTACTACTGCGAAATTTAAAGTCAGTTTCTTTAGACATGTCCTCTTGTCTCCTTATGGTGTTTGTGTATATGGTGCAAAGCGTCCTGCTTTAATATACCCTAATCGTGCACCTGTTGCGCCTACAGCGGTTGGTGCATTTCCTACTGCTACTACTACAGCATTAGGATCAAAATGTGTAATTTTATTTGCCGCCTCATCGACACGATATGTGCATCTGTCTGCTGGGTAAGTATTCCCATTAGCAAGTCTAATAACTAGCATTTACTTATCTCCCTTTAAATTATGATTTGTTTTGAGCAGGACCACATCCAGCAACTTTACCACCTTTACCGTAGTATTTTGCTACATTACCGCCCATTGCTTTATATGTAGCAGCATCTTTATAACTTTTTTTATTTTTATTTCTTTCTTTTAAAATTGCTGCTTCTATTTCAGCCTTTGGTCCTACGACCATTCGACCATCTTTATTAATAACACCTGCCATATTTATCTCCTATATAAAAAGAAAGGGGAAGCCATAAAGACCTCCCCTAACAAATAGCCTAGTTAAGACCGTAGATAGCACCACAACCAAGTGGGTTGCGTACTTCCAAGGTGCACTCTTCAACCATCATTCCTTTGGTTGAGTCACCCTGCTGGCCTACATCTACTTCCTGCATAGGACGTAAGTAAGCTGTAGCAAACCACATTGGGTCATAGACCAATGCTGCAAAGTCAGCAACGTCAGGGATACCTGCGCCTGAGAATGCAGTACCGTTATCACCTTTAAGTGCAACAGCGTTTGACAGACCCATGATGTAGTTAGGAACTACCATAAGATCGCCAAAGTCTGACATGTATACGTCAACAGACTGACGGAGTTTTCCACCAGCGTCAATGTTACGAACAACACCAGTATCTGAAACCATCAGGTCTGAGAAGTCACGGCGAAGTTTTGGTGACAACATAACTTTAGTTGCCTTACCACCTTGCTCATAGATCTTCTGCATAACAGCATCAATGTCTGTCAGTGCAAGAGTTCCACGTGCTGGTGCAGTAGTGCCACCGTTAATTGATCCACGTACAGTGTCTGTGCCTTGTGCATCAGTACCAGCATTAGAGGAAGAAGCTGAAGGGGCTTCAAACTCACCTACATAGTTACATGTAGTTGCTGAGTTAATAAAAGACTGGTATCCACCAGCTGAACGTGAGTTAGCGTTCTGTACACCCACAGCATTAGCTGTGTTGTATGAGTGGATCATATCAAATTCTACATCACGGCGTAACTCAGTTCCACGCTTTTTAAGCTGGTATGCATATTCGTCTGCAACACCTGCTTGATCTACTGCGCGGCGTGTGCCTGATACAGCAATTGT